TGCAAGAGCAGTTCATATTCAATACACCATTATCAAAAGCCCAATGCGGGTGCGGAGAAAGTTTTACATTATGAAGATTTCAATAGAGGGTTTAGCCCTTATCAAAAAGTTCGAAGGACTTGAACTAGAAGCATATAAGTGTGCTGCTGGAGTTTGGACTATCGGATATGGTCACACAAAAGGTGTTTCAGAAGGAGACACAATAACAAAAGCAGTTGCAGACGAAATGCTTATCGAAGAACTCGTAGAGTATGAAAAAGCAGTTAACGATGCAGTTACAATTTCAATAGATCAGTGCATGTTTGATGCATTGGTATCATGGACATACAACCTCGGTCCAAGCAATCTAAACGCAAGTACTATGTTGAAAGTACTAAACTCAGGAGACTACGATGGAGTACCAGCACAAATTAAAAGATGGAATAAAGCAGGAGGAAAAGTTCTCGAAGGACTTATCCGAAGAAGAGAAGCAGAAGCTCTCCTCTTTGCAGGTAAAAAATGGGACGATGTCTGAAGGACTGAAGAAAGTCTGGACACTACTCCAAAAATTTTGGTTCTGGTTCAAAAGTTTATTTATAACTTACTACAACTTAAAAGTAAGTTACAATCATACTTGGGGAGACGCAGATGACCAAGAATTTATAGTCAAGAAGTTCATTAAAAAGCAACCAAACTTTCTTAGTTTTATAACAGAAGAAGGTGAATTAGTAGAAATACGAGGTGCTGAAGGACTAAATTATAGGATAACACAATTATGAACCAACTTTACATAGGCGTTATATTAGTATTAGGGGCAGGTAGCTATTACCTTTTTCAAGAAAATAAAGTACTACAAGCAAATAACGTAGCTCTAGAGGGAGCAGTTGCTACACAAGAGGCAACAATAAAAAATATGCAGAACGATTTTGCTCTGCAAACAAAACAACTTGGAGAACTTCAACAGAAGTCACAAGCAACACAGTTAGAAATGAACCGATATTTGGACATTTTTAAAAGACATAATTTAACAAAACTAGCAGCGGCAAAGCCTGGACTGTTAGAACCAAAGATAAACAAAGGAACAAAAAATGTATTTGACTCAATCGAAGAAATTAGCCGTACCATTGATAGCCTTGATGATGGCGTCGAGCTGCAGTCTACTTCCGACTAAACAGATAGAAGTAACAGCAAAACCAATGGACAGACTGATTACTCAGCCTGTATTACCACGAGAGATAGATCTCAAAGAACCTATGTGGTATGTAGTGAGTGATAAAAATATAGAGGAGTTCCATAACAGATTAACAAAAGAGCATGGACAGATAGTATTTGTAGCAATGTCTATACCAGACTATGAACTAATGTCATACAACATGCAAGAATTAAAGAGATATATTACAGAACTCAAGGAAGTTGTAGTATATTATGAAAAAGTAACAGACCCTGAAGCATTGAACGATGTGGAATAAAATAAAACAATTTTTTGAGGACTGGGCGTATTTTAGAGTAATGAATAAAGGCTCTAAATTCTTTGACAAGAACCCAGTAGTTCAAGGACGATTTGAGGAAATAGAAGATTGGTTAGAGCATATAGAGGACAGATTAGTAGCGATAGAAGAACACACGGAGAAATGATGGACTTTTTATGGATGCTAAAACCAATGAGTAATAATTCGAAAAAGATAAGAGAGGAAGGAATCCTCAAAGATGCGTTCAGAGCAGGGGTAAAAGATGTTTACAGAGTTAAAAGAACTATTAAAGCGTGATGTAGTAGACATTACATTCGTTTCAATGAACTCAAACAAGGAGTACACAGTTCCTTGTACTTTGATGGAGTCACTTACTAGTAGTAGAGTGAACCAACAAATAAATGACACCATAGTGTGTTATCGAGTAGATGAGGAAAGATGGGAGGATATTAACATTAATTCCATAGTATCTTATCAAGGAAGTCCCTAATTTTAGGGCAAGGCTCTCTATGAGAGCGGAGAAATATTATGTTAATGGATTTAGTAGGTTTAGTTACTTTAATAGTAACAATAGCTAGCTTGATTGCGGCGTCAACACCGACACCAAAGGATGATGAATGGATGGGCAAATTCTACAAATTTGTAGATATGTTAGCATTAAACATCGGAAAAGCGAAGGACAAAGGCAATGGCTGATGAAAGATTCAGTGGCGATATGTCACGCAATGAAGTAGAGATAGACCTTAATAAGTTTATGGAACTCGTTACAGAGAACAGTAATCTCAAAGCTAAGATCACTGAGTTAGAGGCTAATAAAGAGCCAGACAACCCTTGGCAGAGATGGATATTCTTGTCTAACATGATAGACGCTTGGAGAATTTTCCCAAGAGCATTTTTATCAGTATATATCTTCTTACTTTACTACGCAACAATGTGGTTTATGAATTTAGAAGATCCTAGCATGGAACAATCAGGATTAATTTCTGTGATCGTCGGTGCGGGTGCTGCATGGTTCGGCTTGTACGCTGGAACAGCAAAAGACAAGATTAATTCGAAGTAACAAAAAATAGTTCTTGACAATTCCTCATATATTTAGTATAATATATATATGGAAAATAGAGAACAGTACGTAAAAAAAGTTAGAATGTATAACTCAGAAACCAGAGAATTTGAGATCTGGTATTTTGGAGAATGCAAACATTGTGGTGCAGAGGTCAATAAGACTGATGGCGAATGTCCTCATTACAAGTGTTGGATAGCATAATGAACTTATTTTACTTAGACGAAGATTTAGACAAAGCAGCCCAGTATCATGTTGACAAGCATATTGTCAAGATGCCGCTTGAGGCTGCTCAAATCTTATGTACTACTATATGGATAGACGAATTACTAGGGTTCGTTCCTCGCGCTCTGAATGCAGAGGAAAGAGAAGTAATGAACAAAGCGAAAGCTGAGATCAAACACTTACCCATGGAGGAACGACCCTACCCCTATCTACCTATGATGTACAACCATCCTTGCACTATCTGGGCAAGAGAATCCCTCGAAAACCATGAATGGGTACATTGTTATGCAAATGCATTGAATGATGAGTACCACTATAGATATGGCAAACTACATAAGTCCGTAGAACAAGTAGTAAATAAATTACCCGAACCAAAAAATCTACCGAAAGTAGGTTTTACAACATTTGGACTAGCAATGCCAGATGAGCTAAAAGATTATGATAATCCTATACAAAGTTATAGAGATTACTATCATCTCGATAAAGCCACATTCGCTAGCTGGTCTCACAGAGAAAAACCCCATTGGTGGAATGAAGATTACGCCGATTATGAGAAAAGGATAACAGCAAAATGATAGATTGGAACAAACTAGTAGTATGGACATTCTTTATTTTTGTTGCTTTTTTGTTGGGATATGCTTTTGTTTCCTTTTTTGGAGACAAATTTCTAGTATTGCTAATAGTTACTTTAGCGGGCATATTTGCATGGGAATCAGCCATGGCAGTAGGAGATAAGAAAAAGAAATGATTATAATTTATGGAAAAGAACAATGCCCATATTGTGATATGGCAAAAGATCTAGTAGAAAGAAAAGAACTAGAGTACGAATACAAACAGTTAGGAAAAGACTTTGCATTTAAAGACTTAGTGGAACGTTTCCCTACAGCAAGAACTTTTCCTCAGATAATTGTAGACGGAGTTAGCATAGGCGGATATACAGAATTGGAGAAGTTAATTGGCTAAATATAAATTTAATGAAGATGAAGTACTATTGTTATTGAAAAATCACATACTATCAACGTATGGACAACATTATAGTATGAATAAAATTCAATCTACAGAATTTATATTTGACGCTGGACATGGCGAAGGGTTTTGTATAGGAAATATAATAAAATATGCACAAAGGTATGGTAAGAAAGAAGGAAGAAACAAAGAAGATCTATTAAAGATTTTACACTATGCCATTATCTTGCTAGGAAGTGAAGTGCCATCCAAAAATTACGGAGAGACACATGGCAATAAAAACTAAAAAGCACGAAAACTTAACAGAAACAAACATACAACATGTATACGAACTACTAAATCAAGATAATCCTATAACCAAAAAGGAAGCGTGTAGCATATTGAACATAGCTTACAACACGACTAGATTAAATAAAATAATACAGGATCATCTTGAGACAGTAGAGTATAGAGAGCGTAGAAAAGCTCAAAACAAAGGCAAAGGCGCAACAGAAGCAGAGATTAAAGAAGTAGTAAATCTATATTTAGATGGTCTCAATGTTTCAGATATAGCAAAATCGTTATATAGATCGCCTGCGTTTATAAAAGGAATAGTCGAGAGGTTAGGTATTCCTCAGAAACTACCTCAAACAGACTATGATGGCAGACGAAACGCCATGCTACCCGAACAGTGTGTAGCAGAAGAATTCGAAATAGGAGAAAGAATTTGGGCAGTTCGACAGAACTATCCCGCTGTAGTTAGTAAAGCATATACAGACAGAGAAGATGGAGTTAATTATTATCTAGTAGATACGATTGAGTGTACTCAAGACGATCTTAAAGATACTTATTTTCCTCATCTATCTTTTGCAGGAAAGCAATATGTACTAGCAAGCTGGGAGATGGGAAGCCTAAGACATTTACAAAAATATTTGTAATCACAAAGGGAAAACAACATGGAATATTTTTTAGCATTTTATATTGCGGGCATAGTTTTGGCTATGTTTCGTCTATATAGACCTTGCTATAATTTAGTAGCAAAACTAGACCCAAATAATCCGATTGTAGTACATAA